AGAAATCATTTAAGCTTGCTGTCGCACCTAGATCGGTATTTGTATCAGTTCTGAATCTTGACTGCATGACAAACCCAGCACCTGCTGAGAATAGCGGTGCATTCATTGCGTCATCCAGACCCCTTACGAGCGTTGTAGCCATTCGATACCCACCAGACCATGTACCCTTCAAGGTCAGGGTTGGCGTCCCGCCAATCCTGCCTGTGTTGCTCTCAAGACCTTGCCTGTAAGTATCTACTGTACCTAGTGAGCTACAGTTAGTGTAATAAACTCGAACCATTTCAAATGCTTCATTTGAGGTTTTTCCAGAAATATCATATACCTTTGAGCCGACCCCGGATGCAGAGATACCAACTTCCTTCATTAGTAAGCTTCCACTGCCACCTACCGGAGATACAAACATTGTGTAGTTTGGCTCTGTTGAGTATAAAACAGAAACATCAAAGCTGTGCCCTGATATAGATAACCCACCAGCTGGCACTATTATGCTTGACGACCCCATGTCAACACGACCATCAATAAAATACAATACATCACTACTAAGATCTCCAAATAAATCAGAAGATGATGAAACTATCTTCATTTTAGTAAAGAAGTCATGCCTGTCTCTATATGCTGGTGGTAGTACGCTCATCATTACCGTCCGTAACTATTCGTGTATGCTGCTGGAAGTACATTTGTTGAAGTTGGTGCTGTCTTAATTTGATTGGCTGCCGGGAGAGTCATTTACTAACCCTCTGTAGCTGTAACTGTAATCTTAACGTGCGTAGCAACTGTAATACCAGCCAGAGACACAGTGATAGACTCAAGAGGAGATCCTGCACTGGCGTATGCTGCCGTGTCTGTTGCATTGATTGGGCTGTTATTAAAAGGTGATGCTGACTGAGCGCCCGGAATACTACCGGATACAATTACAGTACCGGCTTCTGGAACTGCTGGGGTTGTGAAAGCAGCATCGCTGTAGAATGACGCTACAGCAGTCCAGTTGTAGAAGTTGTCATCGACCTCAAAACTAAAAACATCAGTGACTGCGCCTCTTACTTTATATTTTCTTGACATTTTTAATCTCTCTTTATTTAATTAATTGAACCCAGCCAGCTTATGTGAAGCTGGGTTTATTTGTTGATTATTCTTTTACTAGGCTTTCAATACCAAACTTCTTGATAGCTGAAATGAGATCTGACTTTGTTTTTGGACCGCGCTTTCGCTCGTACATGTTACCTTCTGGGTCTGAGTAAATACCCGGCTCAATCTTATTTAAATCTTCGACAGTAAGCTCTCTTTTTTCTTCCTTGACTAATGCCATAGTGGCTTTAGCAAGTTGAGCGTTTACAATGTCTTCAACTTCAAGATCAACGACGTATTCTTTCTTCTCTATCTTGGCCAATGGCTCAACTACGCCAAACTTCTCAAGATGAATGCCGGTTGTTGCTGCCCATAATTCAATGCGCTTGTTTTCACACGCCAAAACAATCTTATCGCAAGAATCTTCAAATCCGTAGTTAAAACTACCGTTTGAGAAGATAACTTTATTACCGACCTGCTCTTGCTTTAGCCGGTAAAGGATGTGCTCTTCGTTTGTTAAGCCGTTTTGTACAAAGAAAATGATTTTCATAGGTTTCTCCTACTGTTTATAGTCTGTCTATTTTAACATAAAAAAAAGGATGCCGAAGCATCCTATTTTTGAGCTATCTAAATATCTTAGTTAGCTGCGTCAGTTACGACCAAGCAAGCACCACACAACTTGGCATCGAATACACGAGACCAGTTAGCTGGGGTTGCGATGGCTGCGTCAGTAGGGTTGATACCTGAAGCGGTGTTCCAAGCGTAACCAAGTACTTTCATCAAGTAGTTGTATTCGCCTTGGTACTGGTAGCCTAAGTTCTCTTTACCAGTGATACGGTTAACAACGATCTCAGTAGTACCGCGCTGCAAAGCAGAAGCTGCACCAGCCATCAGACCGAATACACGGTTGCGCAATTCACCAGCGCCTTCGTCGTAGGTCAGGCCTGCGATGTCAGCAACGATGATTGGCTTGCCCAGAGCGCCTTGGTTAACACCAGAAACGATTTGAACACCGGCAACAGAATCGATAACGAAGTTATCTAATTTGTCGTCAACGAGGTCGTAGAAAGCTTCTGAGTTCATCAGGTAAGCAGACAAGTTACGGCCTTTATCACCAAACAAGCGCATTGCTTTAGTCAGGTGCTTGTGGTTAGTAGCGGTTGCTTTATCGGTATCATCAACAAGAACACCGTCAACACCAGTAGTACCAATCAAAGAAGAAACGATTTGATCAAGAGCGCGCTTCAAGTAATCACCAGCTGCCTGACGACCAATAATGGTAGCCATTTCGCCGACTGAACGACCGCGACGCTTAAAGTTTTCATCAGTTTCGAAGACAGGGCCGATCTTGCTTGCCAAGTCAACACCAACCAATTCCATCAATGCCATACGGCTATCGGTGGCGGCAGTATCTACGGATACATCCCGACGAGAGATCAGATCACCAATTCGGTCATAACCAGCTTCTTTGAAGAAAGAGCCGATGTATACTTCTGAACCAAGCATGATGGTCATGTTAGATTTTTCGTTAAACACATCAACTTCTTGTGCTAAACCTTCGAGCCAACCGGAGTAAAACTCTGCATTATATTCTGGAGACATTAAAGCCATGATATGTACCTTCTTTTTTTTAAATTACTAGACGATTTGTTTATTTCTATGATCGCCTAGCGATCCAATGTAATACCGTAATTATAACATATAAAAAAAGGGGTGTTTATGCACCCCTTTTTATCGCTGCTATTTCTTAGCTGACGAAAGCATCTGGCCAAATTTCTCTGGGCCATTCTCTCGAATGTAATCAATTTTTTGCTCTTGCGTCCACTTAGATGGATCGTTACCTAAGCCACCTTCACCGGCACCTGAACCTTTAGCGCCAGAACCTGAACCGCCGTTCCAGAACAGACCGTTTGATACTTTCTGCTTGTCGTAGAATGCGCTGTAGGCTACTTTGTTGCCATCGGTATCAAGGACACTCTTGCCACCATTATCTAGCGCGTATACAACGCCTGAATCTTGGTCGATGTCAATCTTGCCTTGGTTTAACATGTAGAAGTCTTCAAAGTGATCATTCTTAAATGAATCGTCTTTGGAGGTTAACTCTCGCAGGAATTGTCGCTTCTGCATACCAGTTACTTTGGAATGCAGATCTTTAATTTCTTTATCTTTCTCTGAGATGCTTGATTGAGCAGCAGAGAACTGGCCCTCGAAGTCACTTACCTTTTCTTTCCACGGTGCGATTGCACCCTCGGTAGCCAAGGCTTTTGCTTCTGCAGTCTTGCCATTCATAATCATGTCAATAAACTGATCATGCTCACGAGCTGACTTTACTCGGACTAATTCCGACAAATCATTCTCATTCAGGTCGCCATACTTTTCCTTGTTTTTTACAATCTTTCCAAGAAGCTCTGTATTTTTTGCCTTGAGACCGTTAATATCCTCGACTGGAACGTACTTGTCAGAGATGATGCTTTGGGCTACTTCTGTTGCTCGTTCTTGGATTGCTCGTTGTACTTCTGGATCGTTAAAATCAATGCTCATTGTTAGTTACCTTTCTCGTTTACGCCTTGCGTATGAAGAGTTTCTCCATAGCTCCGTGGGTGGAAATTATAACACAGGACTATGCGTCCCGTGGTTTATCTGTGATTTGCTCTTCTCCGTTACCCGCAAGAAGCCCGTCAGGGACATCTCCATTAAGGTCGTTCGGCATATTAGTTGGCGCAGTTTCTGGCGCACTATTAAAGGATGCTTTTGCGCTCTCGTACTTGAGCATTTCATCAAGCTCTTTAATTAAGCCCTCTGCGTTTGCTGCTTTATCGAAGTCTGGTGGAAGTAGCTTGCGCTGGATTGCTGCATCAACAATATTGAGTGATGACAGATCCAAGTTTCGTCGCATTTCCATAAGGACTCGCATTTCCTTATCGGATTCCATTGAGTTGAACTCTGGAGCGATATAACCTTTAATCTTTTTATCAGACTCAAGCGTGTAGCTCATCATTACTTCAAGAATGTTTTGCACATGCTCAGACAGAGCAACTGCAAAAGATCTCAGAGCTGCATTCGAGCCTTGGCTTTCTATTGATGTCTGCGTAGCCGTTTGCGCACCGGGTCGCAATGCGTTAGCGTCAATAGTGAAGGTGCTAATGCGTCTTTCGATGCCTTCAAGCTGCTTCTGGCCTTCCTGTATTGCTGCAGAGTCTACCTGAGTCCAGTCAAGCTCTGGGGACTTCTCACCAGTCTCTGGCATGCGAACCATCATATAAGATGCCATCATTTCGATGGTGAAGTCAGCAGGCACGTTCTTGGCGGTCAGGATAGGGGTTAGTGCGTAGAACATCATGTTCTTAATGTCACTGTAAACTTGAAAGTGCTCAATAGTCAGCTCTGCCAGAGTCTGGTAAGGGCTTTCTGCTTTAAGCTTGCCAAGTTTATTTGTATAGAACTCAACTACTGGAATTTCATCAGTGATTCGCGTTTTACCGTTTCGGTAGCGAATGATGTCTCCAGTTTCCAAAACTTCGTTATTTGAGTCGCTTATAGTCCAAGTTGTTGGAGTCAGTTCAAAAATAGATGATTCTGTGTTGTAGTCTTCTTCACTATCAGATACATAATCAAAGAAAAACTTAATGTAGCTTAATTTACCGGTTCGCGCATCGCTCTTAAATGCAATAACAGAGTCAACATCAATTGATCTTAGGTA